TTATTCTTCAATGAAGCGTGATGACGATATCCGTGGACGCGACAGCGTTGAAAGCATAGTTTTGCAAAGTTCAGCTGGAAGTTTTTCTTTGTAGTCCTTTTCATCCATTAGAATGACACCCCGCGAATCGGCGATCGTCTTGAGCTGTAGAAAAGTCTCATCAGGAAACCCATTTACAATGACAATGCTACGTGCCCTAAGCCTCTGAGCCTTGTCTTGCATTGCCAGGACGATTTTGGACTTTAGAGTTTCCGTAGCTAATCTCTGGCTGGCTATTTCTTCTCTCAACATCTCATAGTTTGTCGGCTCGATAACGACTCTTGTCCGTGGAGGAAAGTTCATGAATACGTCATATTCGAAACTCTCCGTAGGCTCGGCAAATTCTACGTCGACGTTTGACACGAAAGACGTTGTGACCCTTGAACAAACATTGATGACTTCTTCTTCGAAGGCATTCTTTGGCTTACCATACTCTACCTTCTTGACCTTCTCAATTCCTTCCAGCAAGAAGCGTTGATAGTCTTTAGCTGTCAAGAATCTTAGGAGTTCTAATCCGAAATCCTTTGTTACCTTGTTCAGAGCTTCACATTTGGATTTGATATCAGAGATCAAAGCTTCTACCAACCTCGCTTCGTTCGAGATAACATAAAAGACGCCAGAAGAGACTGGGACTATAAGAGAAGGGCTCTTCTTATGAATATACAAGAGACCAGGTGTTTCACGCAATGTGCGCCTCAACAAGTAGTCTGTTGGTCTAGTTGGAAGACGAATCAGTGCCCCAATCATTTCAGGTGATATCACCGAACTCAATTTTTCCTTCAGTTTCACGGCCACGGAGTCGTACGCGTTTGTTACAAGAGAGGATATTTCCTCGCGAGCATCTAACGTCTCGAATTCGTCAGTGTTTTCAGCGACGATCTTTCTAAAGAAGTATTGGCTACTTAATTCGCCTCTTGATTCTATGATAAACTCCTCTGCCTCAGGATGTAGCTCTGCTGTTGGTTCAGCCCGTTGTCCACCAAAAATGTTGACAGGTTCAAAATAGAATATCGGCTTGGCAGACGACATGGTTATCCGTATTATGTCAGTAAGCCAAGTATTAAAGAATATTTGGAGTCACATTTCTGTTGGGCTATGCGCGTGCGTGCGCGTGCGCATTGATAAGAGGATAAGAGCCAGGACGGATGGAAGCTCTGTTCTCTTCATGAACCGTGGACGCATGTTTTCTGGCAATAATTTTATTTTAATGGTTATTGGAGATGTTATTGGTTTCCGCTTAAGCGTGCTTGACTTCTGAATTTATCCCTCAGTCGTCGGCTGCTTAGGCGGGAACCGCCTCAAAATAGAGGTCTTTTGCCATTACAAGCCTGTTTTTAACAGATTTTTAATAGAGCGTCAGAGTAGAGCTTCTTTTTGACGACTGAGGGATAAACTATGCAAAAAACCATATGCAGATTCGATATCTTAGCCATCATCTTCCCCGAAAGCCTATGCAAATACGCACCCACGTGCGAATCAACCCTCTATTGCCAAGCCTACGCCGAGAAAAATGAGAGAGACATGAACCGATTCGCAAGGATGCAAAAAGCCAAGGAGGTGATCGCATGACAGAGGAAAACAAACAGACGTTTCCAGCAGAGACATCAATCAGCAAGTACGGCTTTCTCTACTTGAACAAAGACGTTCTTGCAGCTCTTGGTTTTCAAAAGGGCGACAGAGTAACTCTGCGGCAGACGCCTGAAGGCCTACTCGTAACGAAGGAAGCTAAAGAGGTGAGCTAGAATGGTCAAGAAAGCCGTTATTGTGGCTTCTCTTGTAGAGGAAAGCGCCGAAAAATCAAATCGAGAGATTGAAGAAGAGATAATGACGGAGCTTTCTACGGAATTAGCAAGGATTCCTTGGTTAAAGAAGGTCGAGAGCGTCAAGGTCTCAGAGGCTTAACCTTCGTTATCCATACTCTGTTCTTTTTCCCCTTTTTTCTTCCAAAACAGGTAAACTTTTGTCTGCAACAACAGAGCTGTCACATGAATTAGTTTAGCCAGTTTTTCCAAAGTCGCCGTCTGCATTCTTTGCCTGTATAACTCACGTTTTCCATAGGGTTCGTGGTAGAAGAATTCCTTCAGAAACCGCAGATGAACGTTTTGCATGAAAGCATGTCGGATCTCCCACAATTGCTCATCTGGCAAGCTTTGAAGTTTGTTCAGAACATATTTTTGGCTTCCTAACAAAGTTGAGCTGAAGCCTAGCTTTGAAAGCGTCTCTCGTACAGCTAGGGCGTGTTTCGGTGTAGGCTGCTCCATAATCTTCTGCATCCCTGCACGCTCAAAAAACGGATTATACTTTGCCATAACGGCGATTGTTTCAACATTTGGCGTGCCCACAAGCGGCAGTGTTTCTCTTACGAGTCGTTGACCCAAACCTATAGTGCGATATTTGGGGTGAACAACGACCCGCATAATGACGCTCAGCTTTTTGTTCAAGTCTTGCACGCTCATTTTGGGCAGAACTTTAAGGCGTCCCGCCACGGTCATTCCAGGATAACAATAGACTATGACGCCTGCAACCTCATCGCCACGCACCGCACGAAAAATCTTGCGAACAATTCCAACGTTGTGGCTGCGATAGTGAAAATCAGCTAGCAGCTCATAGTCAGATCGTGTGCCTTCCTCAACGCAGATTTCTTTAGTCAAGCTACATTCTTTGGCTGGCTCATTCGGATAGTAGCACACTTCTATTTCTTTTCCAAATCGCTTATGAACGTGAACCGAAGGCTTCAGGTCCTCAAGGAGGTCGGTGTGTGTTGTGGCTGCAAGGACTGCTTTTCCTTCTTGTCTGGCTAATTTTTGCACGTTGAAAGCTACAATCTTTGCAGTGTCTCGGTCCAGCGTGGCACAGAATTCGTCCATAACCCAGAACTGAGCCTTGCTCTCCATCATCTTGGCGATTTTGTAACGGTATTTCTGTCCATCGCTCAGCTGCTCGAAAGTACGTAGGAATAGGAAGGCATCGTTTAAGCCAACTTTGCTCAGTAGCTCCAAGCCTTCTTCAAGCGTGACGCCAACTGTTTCGATAAGAGGCTTGTTGGGTTCTGGATGAATGTCGGCGATGTTAATGGTTGAGGCTTGCATGTCGTTCTCGATGTCTTTCTCTAAAGCTCTCAGCAGAACAGACTTGCCCGAGCCGGAATCTCCTGTTATGAGCGTGATGTCATTAGTTCCTATTTTCAACTCGACATTATCGTAAACAACAAACTTTTCCCATTTGTCTAGACCTAATCCGAAGCTCTCAGCGACAGCTACAACTCTTTGAGTCGGCTTGGGAGCAGCAGTCTCATAGGCTATGTTAATTGTGAATTTACCTGTTTGTCTGTCATATTTTTTGATGAACTTTCGGATAACAAAATACTCTCTTTTGCGCATCACCAAGCCCTCACTAATCGAGACGGCGCCTCTCTCGTAGATGACCAGACTCCCAAGCTTAGAGCCCACAGCATGTCATCGTGGCTTCCAGTAGGATGCGAGAAAGCTAAATGACCAGATTTGGTGTATTCGTATTGTTGCTCGTTGATTTGTTGGCAAAGTCTGAGATGATAAGGCATCTTTAGGCGTTTTTGTTCCATGGCAATCTTAAGGCAGGTTAGCAACTCCTCTTTGGTTTTCACTGTGAAAGTCAAGCCTTCAACGTTTTTCATGCCCTGATTCTGCAGCTCCTCGAGTACAGGCTCGCCCACGCCTGTTTGATCCACGAAGACCTTGTGGATACTGAACTTTTGATGCGCTCTGACCAAATGCCCGATAACATTGCTGTAGGGAGTTCCCAGTTCAAACTCGTGCAGATAGACAAGTTTGAGTATGTCTCCTTCCCGCTTCAACACCGCAAGCACACTGTAGTCTTCTAGTTTGCCAAAGTCGCAACCAGCATAATACTCACCTTCTGGCACTGGTTCTTCTAGGCTGGCGATAAACTCTAGAGGAGGGTCGTTGACTACGCATTCTCTGATGAGACTTTGTGGAAAGAAGGCGCTTGCTGCTTCGACAAATTCGGCTTCCCACTCCATTTTGAAGGCGGTTTCTGTCATGTTCCTGCGCATTTCTTCGAGGAATTCGGGTTTGATTAGTGGGCATTCGCTTGACTTTACCTTGTGCACGCTGTAGTTGGGGTTCATGAAGGCTCGGTAGAAGAAGTGGTCTCTTGCCCAAGGCGTGCTTAAGAAGATGGCGTAGCCGTCAGTTGTGCTTATCATTGGAAAGATTATGTTAGTTATTAATTCTTCGGGCATGAAGCTGGCTTCGTCTGCCACGATCATATGCGCCGTGTATCCTCTGAGAAAGTATTCGCTTGCTGGCAAAGCTATGATTTCGCTTCGGTTGTCAAACTGAATTATTGTGCGTGTTGACCTAACTACTCGAGACTTTAATGGGCTGGTGAAAACGAAGCTGGATATGCGGCTGAACATTATCATGCTTTGACGCAGGCTAGGCGAAGTTATCAGTATGGTTGCGCCGTTTTGGGCGACGGCGAAGTGCACAGCCTTGACCGCTATGGTCGTGGTTTTACCGCTTTGACGTCCCATGACAGCAACAATGCGTTTGTGCGGATCCTCTAAGAGCTTAATCTGATATGGAAATGGCTTGATTTTCAAGACTTGCTCAGCGAATATGGATGGGCTCATTGTGGAGTAGTCTAGTTGTTGCTTGACCAAGAGTTTAGACAGTTGGCGCTCAATATCGTCAAGCCGTGCTAAGCTGCTGGCCCTGAACTTTCTCCACAATCTTCTCCAGTCGTTCCAGCCTTGCCTCAACCTCACCCCACCTCTCCCGAATCTGCAAAAGCTCAATGTAACGAGCAGCCACTAGGCTGAGCCCTGTTAGTCGTTTAATATCAGTTGCATCAGTGACCTCTCCATTGAATAGAATGTCAAAGGCGCCTCCGACCTTTTTCAAAATTTCATCAATGGTTTTGATGTCTACGGGTTTTATTGTCGAACAATTTTTGCGCGGAAATTGTCGTACAATATTAAGCCGCTTCATTTGTTGCAGAACAGCTTGCACAGTGCGGTTTGGAAACTTCTCTATGATTTTTTCAATTGGCTCATCTTTCATTTCCAAGAGAATTTTGTTCTCGTTTTCTGTCCACGCTTTTCCTCTTCCCATCTCTAAGACACCTTCTGTCCAAAGAGGACGCCTAACACAAACATTATGTCGCCTGTGATTGCTGCGCCCAGTTCGCTGTTCCATGAACCCAACAAAAGCACATGAATCACTTGCAGAACCATCAAAACTACAAGTGCTAGTGAAGCAAAATAGATGCCGAGAACGAGTCTTTCGCTAGGCGGAACCTCTACTCGTCTAAGCTTTTTGCGTTGTCCGTCTTGAACCAGAATCCGCCTAGTTAACATGCTTCTTAATTTTTCTCGGAGCATAAATCCAACCGTCCTTTTTGGTCAATCGAGGCGTCTTCACTTGCAGAAACTTGCGGAGAACCTGTTTTGTTTTGGTGTCCAAGCCTCTTAAGGGGTCGACTTTCAACGACTGAACCATTCCAACCGGAATTATGTTGTAGTGGTAGGCTTCGCCGTAATTGACAACTTCCTTGGCAATCACTATGTAGCTGTCTTTGCGCATGAGAAAGTAGCCTATTGACTGAACATGAGTTGCAACGTTGATGTCTTTTAATCTGCCCTTAGACTCGCTGGCGTCTAGCCATTCAACTTCCACACGGTCCCCAAACCTCAACCGTTCAATCTGCCTCAAAACCTCGTTATCCATGGCTACACCCTTCCAATTTTGTAGCGAGCTAAACTTCCAGTCTTGCTTCTTAAAGCGTACAAGTAGTCAGCCAGCAACATGGGCTCGCGACCGAGTTCAAGAGTGACCTCGAGTTCTTGAAACTTTGTTAAGTGGTATTCTGCGCTGATGACTCGGTAGTATCCGTCAATGTTCTCGTTTGGGATGGTTACCCAGATGCGGTCTCCAGCTAGGATAGGCGTATTCCCGTAGTCAATCACGGTGCTCGTAACCTTGAGGTACTCCGCCGTGCCGCTCAGAAAATCGTACAGAGCTTTTGCACGCAGCAAACACTCCGCGTCTGTGTGAAGCTCTTCGTCAACCTCCGAGTATTCTCTTTGCCCACTTCCATACGTGGCACTCCAACGAGCGCTGTTGAAGAATAAGTTGTCAATCCAGAAGCTTCCTGTGCCCACTCCTTGAAAGTGTACGTCCCACATGATTTCGTTGATTATTTCCCAGTTGAAGCTGGAAATCTCGCTTCCAAGCCATTCGTTCGCATATTTTTTGCCTACATTGAATTTTTGCAGGACCCATTTATCAGGCTGAACTTGGAACTCCCGGGCTGCCCATCTGCCAGCATTGTCTTGAAGAATGACTGTGCATGCGTCGCTGAAGGTTGCTTCTCGCCTTGTTTGAAACTGGAGAGTTGGATACTTGTTGCAGTTAGGTTGCCAGCCAGACGGGATGATTAAACGAAGGCGTCCATAGTAGTCAGATGTGTTTGTGGTGTGCTTGATTGAGTATGAGCCAACTGCTTTGGTTGTGCCGTCGAGTGAGACGCTTCCAGTGCCTGTGCCGCTGACCCAATCGTTTATGGTGTCGTTGTTGATGTCTAAGGTTTCTGTCCACGAATCGCCGTTCAGCGGATACTTCTTCTCAGCTGCTCCGAAGATGTAGATTTTGTCTCGTTTTCTAAAGATGCTCCTCTCGTATTCGGAAACTTCTAGACGTTCAGTCAAAGTTACAGCTGATGTCTTGCTGTTGCGTTGGAAGAACTCAAATTTAGCGTCTGGTGCTACTCGGAGATCAAACCCGATTACGCCTGCTTTATCGGCGCTTCCTGCAATGTATTTCAAGATGTCCATGACGGGAGTGTTTTCATATTCTAACAACGAATAGGTCGTGTCGGTATTTTCAATTAATTCCACGCTGTCGCGGACATGGCTTAGCCCGACGTAGTAGTCGATCAGGTCCTTGACGATAGCTTCGCCTTTCTGATTCTCGTATGTTTTGGTTACAAGTTTTCGGAAGAGTCTTTCTCCCCAGCAGCGTCCTGCAACTCCTAAGGCAGCTATCAGGTCGCCGTTTTCATCGTAGCCCGAAGATGCCTTAATTGACTCGGTTCGTGTAGTGATAAGCAAAGGCTGATCTGGGTTTCTGCCTGCACTTATGCTGCCATCACTGTCAATCAGAATGGGATAGGCGCCGCCTGGACTGTACTTCTTATCAAAATTCTTCAGGAGACATTCAAAGCTTGAAACCTCTCTGGTAGCGCCTAGATGCACTTTAAGGTCGAGAATGTCGGTTTGCGGAGGCGTAACAGACCCGAAAACCACTGCAGCAACAGGCAAGGCTACGCTCAATATTCAACACCTGCCCGATAGAGCTCCTCTTCACCAGCACGCCTAATCGACCTTCCAGCCATCGGCACTTCAGACGCTGCAGCATTGAATTCATGAACGCTTGCGGTTGCAGAATTCATGCTGTTTGCGAAGCTCCACATGGCAGCCGCAGCGGCAATTATGACGGCTATGCCGACGCCTGTTAAGGCTAGAAAAGTGGCGTAGGAGATGTTGAGCGCGTTCTGGGCTGCTGTGGCAATCCAAGTTGCAGCGGCATAGACTTTTTGGGCAACGGCTACTCCCCAGCTGGTCCGCATAAACATGCCAAGGACAGAAACAACCATCATTGTGGTATTAACTACCTTAGCTTGTTCGTCGTTGAGTATGCCAAATTGATGGGCTATGTGTCCTATGGCTACTCCAGTGGCGCCTACTGCAGCAATAGCTGAACCAAGCGCCTTAACCCTAGCTGCGAGGCTCTCCACGTCTGATTGAATACGGCTAAACTGTGCGCTCGCACGATTAACAGCCCGAACAGTGACAACTATTTCTCTGAAGCTCAAGTTGAAGCCTCCCTGATTGCTTCCTCAACTGCTGTGGCAAGCAGCAGCTCAAGCTCAGAGTCGTATTGATCAACCGCATGTGTTAGGAACAGTCTTGGCTGAATGTAACGTGTGCCAAACTCTTGGAATTCTGCATAAGGAGCCTTGGCTCCAAACTTCAGTTCCCAGCCTTGAACTCTGCTGAAAATGCTGTCTCTCAGTCTTCCAGTGCGTACAGGCGCAAGCTGCTTTGCCAGGTTTCGCATCTTGACGCCTATTTCGTAGAGGCGTCGGTGGACCCTTTCATACATGGTTCGGTCAAGCTTACGCATTTGCGCAGCTAGTTCTTGGGCGCCTTCGACTTGGAGCTCCATTTCAACGGACATGTTTCTTTGCTTTCTCCATTTCCTCTGCTGTTTGGCGGTCCATTTCGTTGAGAATCACGATGAGGGTCTCAATGTCCTTGGCTGATTCTCTTCGGATTTCACTGGGCAACTTGCTGAACTCTTTGCAGAGCCTGAATTCGGTGAGTGCTGGGTGAGGTTTGCCTCGTCTGATGGCTCCGATAAAAAACGAGTTTCTTGGGCAGTTATGGCGCAAAGTTTGTTCACGATTTGGCTGAACAATTCGCCGAGTTCAATGGGAATTCCTTCTTCCTCGTTGAGCAGTTTCTCCAGCGTGATTGGTTTGTTTGTTGGTTGCTTTTTTAGAGAAGCCCATATGGTTTCGGCTTGAATTGCCACGTAGTCGCTGCTTAAGATTTGACCTGTGACAGGGTGATACTTGGTGTATTTTTGAATGAGACGGCTACGTTTTGCCCAGCTTATTTCACTGAACACGTAATGGCCTGCGAATTCCTCGCCGAAGCGGTTGTCTAACTCAAGTAGTTCTTTTCGCGTTTTGTATCATCTCCATGATGGCTATTCGATTTTTGATTGCTGTGTTGATGTCTTCAAGCACGATGTCCTGCATCCATTTTGGCATTTTGAGAATGCGTTCGCCAAGAGTTTCCCACATTCGCATCCATTTTCTCCGCAGCTGGGCTTCTCGACCGAAACCTTCCAAGACCTCAACCTCAACAGCCATGCTATCCGCTTCCGACAACCACGATTGTGAAACTGAACGCGTCGATTCCTGACGTTGCAGGGTCTATGCTGAGAACAAACGTTACGAGAGCATAGCCGCCAACTGGAATCGCAGCTCCATTGTAATTCCAAGTCATTGTTATGAAGTTTGAAGCGTTTGCTGGAGCCCAGTCTTCGGTTGTCATATTCAAGGTGATAGGAACGTTGCTTTTGTTCACGATGTAGGCTGAGTAATTCTTAGTTTCTCCGGGTTCAACGATGCCCCAGTCGATCTGAGTCACCGAGACTGTGAAGTTTATGTCCTTGTAGATTCCCACGCCTACAGCTTTCACTCTAGCTGAACTTGGAATGCGCTGTGTCCACTGCATAACAGCCACTGTTGAGGCAACACCGAGCAGGAAAGCAAGAACACAAACAGCCAAGACGAATTCTTTTCTCAGCTTAATCACCTCCTAGCTTATGGCAACGGTTTTGGCTACGAAGGGCGCCTTCACGGCCACCAAGTCTTCGATGCGAGCTACGTTTTTGACGCCTTCCCACTTGCAGTTGCTGAAGACAGCTTTGTTTGAGCCACCCAGCCCGAATTCTAGGTTGAATTCTGTGTCAGCTAAGGCTTCGTCATGTTCTTCTTTGGACTCAAACTCGAAGGTCAGTTCGCCATGAAGGTCGCGGTGCCTGGGCTGGAGATATTTGAGAAGCTCTCCGCTTGTGCTGCGGATAACGGGAACACGCTTCAGGTGGTTCTCAATTGTCCAGCTCCAATCTGTTACTCTGTCAAGTGTGGTTGTGCCTTTTTTGATGTAGCTTTCATTGTAGGCTACAGCGCCTGTGTAATCGGCGTAGTTTGTGCTGTTCTTAGCTGTGGCGACAACCACGTTTTGACCCATTAACTCGACATTGGGAACTGTTACGACGGCGTTTTCGCTATCAATGTCTGTCAGTTGCACGGTTACCTTGTCGATTTCCATGCCTTTGAAAAGCAAGTCGATGATTGAAGCCTGCTCATAGATTATTTCAATGCTCAAGCTGTTGAGAGTTACCGCATGCTGCAGAAAACTGATGGGTGCACTGCTGGGAATAAGATAGCCGAATTTCAGTGTGGGCTTGCGCAAGCCTTTCTTGATTGTGTCTAGGTCTCGGCTGCCGATACCCCGCAGCTTAAGCAGACATGGGTCGATGTTATGTTCGATGTCGAAGGCTGTTTTTAACCCGAGCATGCTGGGGTTTGGGCTTGGTGTTTCTCCGTAGTTGGTTTCTTGTACGTAGTAGACTTTGGCTTCATGCGCTCCATACGCCATGGCTTACTCTCTCCTTATGTTGCCTGAACATTTTCAAACATCCAACCTATGACCACGAATTCAGAATGCCACAAAAACGGCTTGACAGAAGTTTCGTCAGCATCGTTGTAACTGCCAAATTTTACGTGGGTTAACCCTTCCACGGTCAAGACGCATTTAACATAGTCGCAGTAGATATCAACCGGGCTTGGAGTGCTCTTCGGATTTGTGGTTCTTGCTAAAAGATACAAGTAGCCTATGCCCGTGGTTGAATCTACATTAACGTAATTTGTTAGGTTAGAAGTCAAGGTAATGATAATTGTCTCATCGCTGGACCCTGTGCCGCTTTGAGCGTTATCCCATGTGCTCGTTAGACGATTCCAAACCTTGATTGTTACGCCTACACCAGCCAAGTTCCAGCTGTAACCCTCAAAACTCAGAACAATCTTTTTCACAGCACTGACGTTCGGGTCGCCTTTGGACACGTCAAATTTGAATCGGAAAAGAAGCATCGGATAGTATCCATCTTGTTCAGTGGTTTTGGCAACACGGACATCGTCGCTGTACCAAATCTTCTGGTAATCTGCGTCTGTGAGCTCTGTCCAGTTTAGGTCTTGAGGCTCTAGCTCTGTGGATGATTCAGCGCTGTATGCTTTATGAGAGCCTGCGGTTCGGCTTCCACCCACGAAATCGTACAGTGTCTCGTTGGGTTTGAACCGTTTCTCTCGGATGATGCGGAGGATTTCCTCTCGGAGTTTCGACCGCAATCTGTTTCCGTTAACCTGCGCCTTATCGACGACCCAGCAGTCAACCTTGAAGTTCAGAATGCGCTGAGAAAGTGAATGGTCAAGATTGAGAGGCTTGACTGGGCTTGGCTGACGTAGACCTACAGTGACTTGTCCGTCGTAGTTTTTGAGTAGTTCTCTGTCGTACCATTCTCGGCTGACATGAATGTTGGCTAAGCTGCCGTCGTCGTTTACGACTCGCATGTTCGTTTTGAGCAACCGCACAAGCGTGACAACAGGGTCTTCTACTTCAGTCATTGTCCCAGAAGCCTCCTGCAAACTGCTCGGCGATAGGCGGTTTCGTTTTGGAAGTCGAATTCTTGAATTTCGAGAACTTCGTAGTCGACGCCTTTGCGGCGTATCTTGTCGTGGTGTCTTATTGGAGCGAAAACGTGGATTGTTAGGTAGTCGTTGATTATGTAGCCGGGTTCGATGAGGATTTGGTCGGCTCTGGCTGGAGAAACTATGGCTTTGATGTCGATGCCTTCGCCATATAAGACTGTTTCAGTAGTTTCACGCACTGGATACAGAGTGATGTTTTCGCCTTTAGAACGCAAAATCTGTGTAAAGCGGGTTATGGGTTCCTCGTAGTTTAGGTAGAGCAGAGAAAGCCAAGCGACTGTTGCCATAGCTTGCTTGTTTTCAACATAGCTGTAGTCGCTGTGCTTGACGCCCCAGAACATAAACTCGTTCTGATGCTTGTCGATGATTTTCATGCTGAATTCGAGGCTTGACTTATCATGGCTTCTCCGAATCTGACAGAGTATTCCAGCAGTCACAGCGTCGTAGTAATCACAGACTGGAAAACGACTTACGATATCAATGTAGCCTCCCCAGCAGATGGCTGGGTTGTAGGCTGGGTACTGTGCGCTGGCTCTTATGGTGTTGATGAAGTTGTAGACTTTTTCGACGGTTAGGCTCCAGCTTTCATAATCGTAGAGCCCCAGCAAAGCGTAGGCGAACGGGTCATCGTAAATCTCGTTCTCAGTCAAGCCAACTCTATGCCATGACCCGTCGTAAGTTGGTGGAGGTCTGTATTCGAGCCAGAGGTTCTCAAAGCCTTCACACAAGAAACTAACCGCTTCTGCCATCATTGTGTTGTATAAAGTGGTGTTTACAGGGTCCTCTGCAGCTAGCATCTGGAGTCCGATGAGTGCGTAGAGGTTTTCAATGTCCATTTCTGGCAGCCAAGTGTCCGTGTCTGTGACTGCCCTAGCGAAACCGCCGTAGTATTTGTCGTGAATTGTGGGTGTGGGCGGATGCTGCATGTTGTAGAGGAAAGTGGCTCCTGACAGCTTAGCAGCGTTGAGATATCCAACTGTGCCCGTTAGCTTGTATGCTCTGATTAGACTTGGAATAACTCTGGCTGCATCGACGCTGTAGTAGTAGGTGCTTGTTTCGTTTGATTTGAATCCACCATAAGCCTTCTTTGCTGGATCAGTGTTTTGTTGGGTTAAAATCCAGTCAGCTAGACTGACAATCTTGTTGTAGATTTCCGCTTGTTTGCTGGCAAATTCAGAGTCATAGTAGGCTTGATAGAGAAAATCGATTGCGAAAGCTGCGGCGAAAGCGGCTCTGCCCCATGCAGGGTCTGGAGTGTTGGGTGGAATGACGTAAACGTATGGGGCATAGTCAATGATGAACTGGTAATATGCGTCAGGAACCTTCATGCTATATTCTCCTCATCGTGGTTCCTCGCATCTTGTCCAGCATGCGGTTCAACTCATCCTGCAAAACATCAAGAGGCGGAGCCTTACCCAGAACGCTTACGTTCTGGTCTCCAACAGAGAAACTTAAGCCAACAGCAGAACCGCCGGTGAGATAGCAGATAGCGTAAATTGCAGCAAGAACCGTGATAAACTCCTTCTCAGAGTCTGTGCAGTTACTATAATCAATTTCTCTGCTTGTTTCAAGCTCAAGCGTAACCTCGGCACGCTTCACCATCTTTAAAACCTTAGCGTCTGGGATCTCAGCTGAAGAAATGTTAATCACATCACGAATGTCGTCAGCTGAAACAGTAGCCAAAGAGCCACGCTCTAAGACGGATAATGAAAAATGGGCATTATTTAAACCGAATCGGATAAGATGTGACAAAATGGATGAAATATATGTAATTAACGGTTCTTTCCGTCAATTCTGACGGAGACTTTGAAACAGATCTTTCAGGTGCCCAAATCTTGCATTGATCACTCTATGCCTTCTAACAAGAGATTTAGGCGATTTGATAATTGGAGTGAAAACTATATGATTCTTTGAATCCAGAGTGAAATAATCAGATATAGAAAAGGAACTGGCTTGGACAAATTTTCTACTTAGGTCTAGAAAGTTCTCAAATCTCCTACGATGATTTTCAGATGTCAAACTATCAAGATGCGCAAGCATATCTGAAGCATAGTATTCAATAAGCCTTGAGGGGTATAGTTCTGTATCAATAAGTACTATGCCACAGGAAAAGCATATCATCCGTATAACGTCATCAATTGGAGCATACCTTGTCGGAAGAAACAACAATACTCGTTGACTTTTGAAATATTCAATATTCTTTAGATAGAAATCTAGTACTTTATGATAAAAAGCAAGAATAAGGTCTTTCGGAAGTGCAGTTACTTCGTACAACTTCAGTTCAAAGACGCATACGTTGTTCTCTGTCCAACCGATGAAGTCTAACTCATGCTGGACCGTAGACAATGTTTCAAGGCCTCTACCGAAATCGTGCTGACAAAATGCGCTTCCACTTTCGAACAAGTTTCCTCTAGTCATATAGTCCGCGAAAGCGCGTTGAAATCCTCTGTCGGGTTCGTCTGTTCGTTGCGTATGAGGCCATACGTTCTTAACAAAATAGTGCGCTTGAATAGTTACTGCTTGTATCCTTGAAGGCCTTGGAGCAAAAGCCACCTAATGAAGCCCCACTATTGAAATTAGATCTGGTCAACTCTTGGTACTTCTGCTGTCTTTGGTTTGATCATCCAATTTTCCATCACAAATTTCTCATCAATTAGTTTCTGATTTGCTGCCAATGCTTTCTCTACGATCAAATTCAAATTCTGCAGAAACGTTCGTGGATGATATATTGCTAGATTGACAGCTTTTTTTATGGCTTCCTCAGTAAATGGATAAAAGGAAGAAATGCCTGATGGAATGTTCTCTAATCGAAAGTGGTCCATGTATGCCTTCACCATTTCAAGGCTTGCAGATTCGTCAGGCTTGGGGACTTCTACAGCCGATTCTCCTTTTGGCTCCAGAGGGTAAGCTGACAAAAGACCTGCCTCCTGCCATGCAGTTGTAAGTTTTCGAGCTGAGTTGAAGTGTGTCGTAAATATCGCAGAAAAAAATCGTTCTCTTGCCTGTGTCGTTGAGCCTCTCAGAAAACCAGAGCCAAAATTTTTGGCAAAAATAATATTATGCTTTTGACCGGGAAGGTCAACAAGATTCTCGATATCATCTACAAATAGTAGACCGTTTATGAAACCTGCTGCTCTGAGAGCTCTAACAGTCTGATTGAAGAATAAATCAACAGTTAGGTTCAGCAGATAAGTATCACGCGGAAGACGAGGGAGCGTCAATTCGGGTTTATGCCAAAGACTTATGAGATAATCCTTTACGGTGCCGTTTGCGATATGTGTTGCAAAATCCCCTTGGACTCCACTTTTAATCAAAGCGTCATAGTCGCAGTTCTTTCTAATCTCTTGGAACACCCTATCTTCTATGCAAGCTCTTAATGCTAACAAACAAATATGTTCTAGTTGATAGTCTTTGATTTCTTGATCAAAGCTGACGTAGATTGCACACAACTTCTTTGTGTCGGTTTGAGTGTAATCTCTCCCCCAATTTTTGTTTATTTTGTGTTTGAAGTAGACTAATAGAGCCGTCTTGCCCATCCCACGACCAAAGTCGATGGTACTTTCGGCCCACAAAAAGCCTACTTTCTTTCTTTCAGAAAAGTGTGGTGCACCGATAAAACGCTGTTCAAACTTATTGATCGTATCTTTTCTCGCTTCCACGCAAAAAATTTCTCCGTTGATCTTTGGATTCGATGAATAAGGTTGGAGCACACCCCCTTCCGGGAAGGGATTTTCAATAAGGTAATAATCTGAGTAGTCCATTTAATCACATTCCATTGAGATTATTCTGCAATTCTTATGAGATTATAAATAGTCTTAAGCGTATCGCCTACTAGTATTGGCAATTTCTTAGAAGTCACTTTCTCAAAGGAATAGCTCAGACTAAATTTCTGAGGGTTCTGTTGATGAAGTGTGACAATTTCTGAATCAAAAAATCTATCGGAAATCCGGAGCTTCTTGCAGACCTCATTCCTTAAGTCACTGATCTTGACGAATCCGAATTCGGGTTGAAGATTTCGGAAGGTTTCGCTGACAGTTTCTGAAAATTTTACTTTAAAGCCAGGCGACGATGGCTCATGGATTCGAATTTGTCTACCATCGCCTAGATCAATATCGTTGAACTCATTGATATTCGAAGGTGGCATCATATCTGGATAAAGCCATGAGGTAAGATAAACCACTTCGCAATGTGTGTCTTCCTTTTCTAAATACCCGGAGTTAACTAGGAATAGAGAAACGCATTGATCGCGAATTATGTCATATGTCCTCTTGTTGGCAATTTCAGGACCCATTAGATTAGAAATCAGATATCGATGTGCAGCAACTTCTAAAGACTTAATTTTTTTGCCTTTTGTCATTTCAATGTGCAAGCGTAGTTTCTTCTGGAGGTCTAATGAGCTTAATCTTGATTTGTGTGTTTCAGTTAAATTTCTTGACGCGACCTCTATCATCCGGTCAGCCATAGTCATCGTATCTCCTTTGCTGATTTCTAAAAGCTTAGGTGTGACTTTTGGCAAAACGAGTTCTCCATTTATTGTCAGCCGATACAGGCTAGTCAAAAATGAACTCAATTGAGAAAACTTGTTGACCATTAACTTGGTCATCTCATTTCTGAACCCTTTGGTCTGAGAGTTTTCCAGAAGAAACGCCAAATGTTCTCCGAGTGGTGAAAATCTGATTTTTTTCTTTTCAAGCTCGACAATGTCTAATGCTTTGAGAATTGTAACAACGTCGTTTGCAAGTGAGGGCCCAATACTCCTGGGCTTGCCCAGGTTATACTTCTCTGCAAATTCTCGGTTGTAATCAGAAATCTCTTTTCTAACACCAGCTATTACTTCTCCTTTTTCTGAAGGATCTTTCAGCAATAAAATTGCTCTAATCCCAGCAAAGAGATATTGCGCATCATGAATGGAACCTCGCAGCTTGAGGAGTTTTGTTTGTTGCGTCATGATTCACCTCTTATGAATAACTCGTATCCTTTTATTAAGTTTGATTCGACTTCTTGAGATGATAAGTGGATCACAACAAAGAGAATTGCATGGGAATTACTTATTTTCTGTTCTGTAGGTTTTGATGCCCTTTCTTAGCAGCATTTCTAGGATGTGGCTTACTGAGGGCGGTACTTTGTCTTCCTCTTCAGCCTTCTCAATTTCTAACGCTAAGATTTTTCTGAATTCTTCGAACACAGTTTTATCGATGGTTCCTTCTATTTTGATTCTTGTTCTGAGCTGAGCTTTTTCTTCGTCGTTTAGTGTCATGTTAGTTTCACTTCCACCGGCTTCAGGTTGCTGTAGTATGGTGGCGTGTGGTTGTAGCACACGCAAAGCGTTTCAAGATTCCATTCAGCCTTCTCTAGGGCTTGTCCCTTCACGCCAAACCTGTCCTCATTACGATAGGTTATAGGATTAGCATTGTCGGGAGTGAAAGGCGTCATAGGCACAGTCCAAGGCGGACTACAAATCGGGCAATACTTGTAGCAGTCGCAGAGAACAGAGTCAGCAGGACGCTGAGCACGATACTCTCTTCCACAGAGACCACATTTGCCGTAGATATAACCAACTTTTGTTGTCATTACACCACCGCATACAATTCGTTGTTGGTGTCAGCTTCGTTGAGGTTTAAAGCGGGTTTTCCATCTACAAAGATAATGTCAACGGTTTTTACTAATCCTACCTCTACTCTTGTTGGTTTGTCTAAGGTTATGTTGGGGTTGCTGTAGGTTTGGTATCCGTTTGCTTTCACGACTAGCTTGAAGGGTGAATAGGTGTTGTCTGGTGAGGTTTTTACTCCTTGAGAATTGACGTATCTCCAGTCTGAATGAACCACCTTTTGGGTGATAATCTGTCCGTCAGCGTCGGTTGTCGATGAGAATAGTTGGTTTCCGTCTTTGTCAAACAGGATTACAGTGGCGTTTTGAACTGGTGTCTTCGTTTTTCCGTCCTTAACCGTCACGTCAAAGGAATATCTCCTATTGATGGTCGAAGTCTGAGCAGGGCTTGCTTCCATATTCCAAGCATCGCTGTCTCCGTCATCTAAATTGATTGTTCTGTTGCCTGCCTGCAGGACACATATTGTCTGATTTGGATTCTGGCGAATTAAGTCCCTGACATAGAAATTTTGTATGTTCATAGTCCCCGTGGTCTGGAAAAGAGCCAGTGTAAAGCAGCCGATTGCCGCAATGTCTTGAAAAGTTCCAGACACCTGCTGATAAAGAGGATAACCGCTGTAACAGCTTAAACGGTAGACATCTCCATTTGTCACAAGCAAATAGGTTTCTCTCAACACACAATTCCAAACCCTCTGGACGGTTCCTTTCAACTGCAGAGTTGAGACTCCAGAGCTGTAAAAATGCGTATTATACAAGCGTACATCGGAATTGATGTCGCCATAGATGGGATAAGCTGCATCGTTTACGAGTGTTACTCCACCTTCAGTAACTTTGTAGGTTTCATCAGGGCAAGCCCCAAACTGCAGGGAACTGTAACCTTTGACCCAAATCTGATAGGAATTGCTTCCTTGGGAATCCGCAGTGAAATGGTACAACATGGCTCCTGGAGTTGGATATTGGTCTCCATCTACCCAACTGGAGGCATTCTCCGCTACTCCATCTCCCAAAACGAATTGACAGAGAAAATAGTATTGATTCGCACTCCCTTTTCCTATCAAACCCTGTCGCGAAAAACTGATTTGGTAGTCAAACCTTCCAGTAACTTTGACTCCGTCTGGCGAATCCAAAGAAACAAACCTGTTGGTTGTCGTATAGTCTCCAACACTGGCGACATTAAAACTCTCAGATTGAGGATTTCCAAACCTGTCCGTTCCTTTGATGTCGATTGTTCCAGAAGACGTGAAGGAAGTGACAGAAATCGTGACTTGCATGTCTTTCCAATCAAGCGGTTGAAAGGCACTTCTCGGCGTGGCAGCAGCTCCACTAAACCAATAGTAATGACTTATGCTCAACCAACATTGTCCCGCTTTCGGTGCAGTTGTAACCGTAGCTAAAGTGCCTGTGAACCTAACTCTAATCCAATAAGCAGTAATTTGACTTCCAGCGGGTCCAACTGCCCTTTTAGCCCAGTTCCTTGCGAAGGAAGACAAGTCAAAAGTTATGGTTTGTGTTCCAGCATTCTTGAACCTGTTTGAGGTGTCAGTCGTATAGGCATTGCAGCTTGCCCATCCAGTAGCGGTTGAATACTCAAAAACCATGTTGCTTGTAGTCCAGTTGCCAACGCCTACCCTCGTAATGTTAATTGTGATTCTGTCAAACTTGGCGTCGACATTGCCCCAGTAATAGGCATCGTTCTGAGGACTCGTCCCATTCTTCAAAGGCAGGTTCATATCGTCTGGTGTATCTTCATTAGCCGCAGCAGTCTCATCCAGCCAAGTCACTGGGTTGTTCTCGTATGACCAGCATTTTAATTCCGAAGAAGGCAACATTAATGGATTGGCGGTATCCCAATCATAGAGGTCACTTGCCCTTATGGCTTCCTGCAAAAGAGTCAAAACATTTTTAGCTGCATCATAGGCTTTCGTCAAGTTCTAGCTCCTCTCAATTTGTGTTATCCTCTTGTTTGCGTCTCTGGTAACTGTCAACGTGAACTTCAGTGTGGTTCCAGCATAGTATTCGATGCTTGTTATGTAACCGTCTGCGTCTCGATTCTCAACAACTTTCGTTATGTCAGCGTCTGAATACGTTAATGTTCCAGCAAGTTTCTGCCAGATCCTTTGGAAAGCCTTGTCATACTGACTCCATGGTGGCTCAGCCATAGCTAAACCTCACAAAAAGAAAGACGCAGTTGTTAGGAAGAGCTTTGAAGGGTTACCAGCTGGTTCCTCGGGCTACTCCTTTGCTGCGAAGCACACCTAATCCTATACGTTCACTGGACACGATGCCGTAGCGGTCTTCACGTGGATTCTCGAAGGGTTCAGTTAGAATGTCCCGTCGCAGAAGCATGCAAGCTGCAATGTCAGTGTCGATAGCAATTACCGTTCCGTTAGTTGCCTTTGTGCTCACCAGAATCTTCATGCCCAAGTAGGTTTCGCCTAGCAAGCCTCGGCGCACATCCACTTCTCTGCCGAAATAGAAACTGTGCACAAACTTGTCGTCTTGCCACAAATCAGCTGCTTGCTCAGGATGAATTATGAGTGCCTTTGCGCTGAAATTCTCTTTGCGTATGGCGTTCCAGAAGGACACGACGCCTGCCCAGTTTAGAGTTCCTGCACCGCCTATTTCGGCGCCTCCAGCCAAGTCTGAGGCTGATATGCCAGAGTACAGCGCATAGATTTTCTCTGTTTCCAACTCAGCCAAAGCTCTGCCAACCTCAGCTGCTTGCCGTTCCATTACGCTCCAGTTAGCATCTTCAACGTATTTCTTGCTCCACTCGCCACCAGCTCGAAGCTCCACGTTAGTCTGAATATCAACAGTGTCGGTCTTTTCAGGATAGAACCACGTCTCTGCAAACTCAGCTGTCTGCTTGCCCTTTCCAAGCTTAGCCCGTGGAAACCTCACTAACGGCTGATCAGTCGGAAGAACCCATATCATTTCTCTGCCGATTAAGGCGGGTTTAGCGGCTTCAATGACTACACCATGCATCTTGCCCAATGCGCCAGCCATGTCGCTGAGGATGCCTTCCTTGAGCAGAGACGCGCAATAGTGATGCGTGAAAAGGTTATCGTTTGCTCTCTCTAGGAGCCTTTTCCAATGCATTTCGCCCAGTTCTGGGTCGTGGACAACTGCTTCTTTCAGAATGTTTTCTTTTTCACTCAATTTAGGCGCCTCCCACGTAGATTAAGCCGGTGTCAGTGTTTGCGAATGTCTGCAATGCTCTTCCAAGTGCTCTGGCGATTCTGTCTGGCAATTCGGCTGGAGTATACGTGGCTGAACCATCGGCTAGGGTGATGACGTTTCCGCTGGCGTCGGTCTGAACTTTAGCGCCTCGTGTGATTGCGCCTCCAGCAGTTACTTTGACTACGCCTTTGACGCAGACGGGGCAGAACTCACCTAGGGCAACAGTTTTCAAGGCTATGCCCAGGGCGTATTGGGTTGCAGCAGAACACTGGCTTACTTTCATGTCAGCGCTGAGATAAACTGTCTTGCCTTTGGTTATGGCTCCTGCAGCTTCAAAACTGAGGACTTCGCCTTCACTGATTAATTCGCCGACTTCGGCATCTGGCCACAAATCTGCCATCTATCATTTTTTCTCCCTCAACTTTTCGGTTTTGCCAAGTTCATCCATGGCTACTCCCGGTCCATACGTGACTGTGAGTCATTTTTTCTTCTCCTTGGCTTCGCGGATCAGCGCTTTGATTTCTTGGACAAACCTTTGAGCACCCCACGACATGCTGCGTTCAGCCTGAACCGAAGGCATTTTGGCTTCAATTTTGCTCACGGGAATAACAGGCTCAGCAGGTTCAGGCGTCGATGAAGGGATTAACGCCTCACCTAAAGCAGGTGATTTTTCCTCCATTTTCTCGGGCTTCTTTTCCTCAGCCTTTGCTTCAACGACTAGAGCAGGTGGTTGAGGTGGCGCTGGGCTAGGCTGAACTGCAACGGCTGTGACCGGCTCAGATGATTGGCGTGCATATTGAGAGTGGTTGTTCAGCCAGTCTCTCGTTTTTTCCATGTTCCAACCGCTTGCCTTCATGAAAAGCAAAGCCATGGGCTGCGGGCTTTCAGAGTCTTCTCGTAGCCTGCCATAGATGGCTTGTATGCCGTTGGTTTGGTCCAGCCATATGGTGGAGAAACGCTCTTCCAAGAAGGCTGCAGGGTCACGAACTGGATAATAGATGAACTCTTGAGGTTCAGCCTGCTCCTTGGCTGGTTGCTGCTTAGCTGAACTCTTTGCTTCTTTCAGCCTCTTTATGATGGCTTCGTAAACCTTAGCGTAGGCTTGCGGATCTCCTGGCTGAAAGTGTTTCAAAAAGTGAAGGCTGGTAAACTCCATGCCACGTGGAGCGATTCCATTCATATTTTGCAGAATGTCCCAGTCGTATTCGACGCTGACGCCTTTAATCTCGCCTTTTTCAATCATCTGTTTGACATTGTCGTCGACTTCGCCTTCAAAATTAATGGCGTCGTTCTCCCACCAAGCCCGAGTAATTCGATTAGGCTCAGATAAAAGATAGAGATGGTCCATGCCGAAGGGTTTGCCACTCAGTGTTTCAGCGCTTTTCTTCAGTTCCTCTTCCAAATAAACTCTGACTTTTGGCCACTCGCCAGGATGGTAGGTTTTGATTGGATGAAGCGCTTGACCGTGAATACGGTTTGTGCCAGGCTGATGCGTAAACTCTCCAAACATGTAGTACAGCTGGCGGGTCGGCTTGTCGCCTTCCCAGATGGGTTTGCCAGCGTTCTGAAAAGATTCGGTGCATATAGCAAAGGCGCTTCCCTTCTCTTTGCCTCCAGCCATAACTTCTTGAACACAGCGCTCAAACTCTGCTGTGTGTTTTTTGTCTTCTGGCACTAATTTTTCACCGCAAAGCGGAATCTAAGAGAAATTTGGGTTCTAATCAGAAAAAGGCTGTTGCTACAAGTGTCAAAAGTAGCAACAAACATTAAAAGTGGCAAAAGTAGGATATTTCGGAAAGCTTGTGAACAAGGAGAAAATCTCTGTTTCATTAAGCAAGGAGCTAATCAAAGTCATTAATGAACGGAAGGGAATCGCCAGCAGATCCGCCTACATCGAGCAACTCATCAAAGAAGGTTTGGCAGTCAACCCTAAAGGCGAAAATGAGCAGGCTCGGAGAAAGGTGGAGCCGCCGGGTTTAAAGAAGGCTTTCTAGATGAGCTTCATTCTCCGTAAGTTACGAGAAACCGTCTCAAGGGCACGTTCAAGCGGAGGTTATCTCTTACCAGCTTGGAGTGAAAGCTATGGCGAGGCGCAAGCGGTTACCTTTTCTGAAGTGATGACAGCTTATCTAAATGATCCGAGCTGCAAGGCGTTTGTTGATTTTTTGGCTGATCAAGCGGTTGGAATGGGCTTCTACACAACCGTGAACGAGGATTACGAGAAGGCTGAAGAAGTCAAGCGTGTGATTGATGATTTTTGTGAGAAGGTTAACCTAGACGGTTTGCTGCAGATTGGCGCCAGAGAAATGGTGGCTTCAGGTAACAGTTTCTGGCTTAAGATCGAGCCGAACAAACTTGAAAACTTGAAGGTTCTGCCGTTAACAGGCTTTGACGATACAAAAGCGATTGTGCGAGACCAGTATGGCGAAGTTAAGGGATACAAATACTCTTTTGAAGGCGTCAAGACAGCTTTTCCCTCAGAAAAGATAATTCACTTCAGATGGAATCCCACGAATTTCTCAGCGTTCGGCATAGGCGTCTTACAAGTGTTGTTGACTGAGCTGTCTTTTGACGGAGAAACTCGGAAGAGCTTCTTGGAGATGAAGGCTCGCATTGAAAGGATTATGCCTGAAGTTTTTGAGAAGTATGCGGGTCCAGACGAGCTGTGGCTGTTTCCAGGCGTGAGCGCAGAGAGGCTGAGCGAGTACCAACGCCTCATCAAGTCTAAGCCTAAAGCAGGAGCAAGATTCGTTTACGACCGAGCAGACGCCGACATAAAGACGGTGCAGGTTGACCCAAGAGCAAGATACGAAGCCTACGTGGAACACATCCTCAATCAAGTCTATTTAGGCGGACAAACACCACTGCCAAAGCTGTTTACAACTCCAGGCTTTACTGAGGCATCGGCAAGAGCAGCGCTAGAAATAGCCGAACGCAAGGTCATGGCAATTCAGCGTTTCATCAAGAGAACCGTAGAACGAGAAATCTTCCAACCAGTAATAAAGCAGGCAGGTTTCGACCCTGTTAAGGCTAATTGCCGCTTGAACTGGGGCATGGAAAAGCCAGAGGTTAAGCTTGAAGACCTGATTAAACTGGCGGAAATCAGCGCCTCAAGCAGAGTCGAATACGTACGACCTGAAGAAGTTCGCAAGAATCTCACCAAGTTTGGTTTTGAATTGTGGGAGAAAGAAGAACCAACCGAACAAGCTGTCACAGTCACGTCAAAGAATGACGAGGAGGTGAAATAGTGGGATTCCAGTTTAAACCGAAGTTAGCGGCTGTCCTAGCTGTTCTCAACGGAGTTTCAGTGGGCTTAGCCTACATAGTCAGCCAAGGAAACATAACGGCGACTATCGTATGGTTCGCCATAACCGCAGGCGCCACCGCAGGACTAAGCTACTACAAGGAAAAAGAATAGTTCTGGCTAAGCTTACCTCTGATTTAGGCTTTGATCAATTCGGCTCGGCGTTTCTCTACCTTCTTCTGCGCGCGGCGAATTTGCTCTCAACTGCAAATGCACGTAAACTAGATAAAGTGTGGAAGTAATAGCTTTGACTGACTAAGCGCTTTGTGGAGTTGATGCC